GAAAGTAAACTCTAAGACTAGATCTGACGCTGAGTTCCAAAAGAAGAAGTGTAAGAAGTCTAAGATAGTTGATAAACAGCGTGGGCTTATTCGTAGCTGGCGTAGAAATTATGGTCACATGGAGACTAATTAATTATGGCTTGGTCGTATGATGCAATGAACTTAGGTACGAGTACTCTGGCAGAGAGAATAAACTCTGTTCGTTTACTTGTAGGTGACACTGACACTAACGATCAACAAGTCCAGAACGAAGAAGTCACATTCGCTCTTAATCAAACAAGTGACAATGTATATTACGCCGCTGCATGGTGTGCTAGAAGCATAGCCGCACAATACTCTCGTAGGGTTACACAAAACCTCTCAGGTGCTCTCAGTGCTGACTACAGCGACTTACAAGACCATTACACTAGCCTAGCTGAGACACTAGAGCATCAAGGTAAGAAGACTGGTGCTGTATTAGGTATTAAAGCTGGTGGTATTAGTATCGCTACTGTGGATAATGTAAGACAAGATACAGACCGTGTTCCACCATCCTTCCGTAGGGATAGATTCAAGAACCCACCAAGTTACAGTGGTGATGACTACGATTATAGTTGAGGGGTAGGTAATGGCATTCTCAAGAGGTTATAACCTACTCAAGATGGTAGAGGAGTTTGGTGAGCCACTTACTCTACGCAAGAAGACTACAGCAGGAACCTATGATCCTACTACAGGGTCAGTAACAGGTTCAGCTACAACCGACTACAGCTTTGAGGGTTACTTCTACAACTACGATCAAGGTATCATAGCTAATGTAGATGAGATCCGTAGAGGCACCCGTAAATGCGTAGTCCCAGCTTTAGGATTGGCAGTAGAACCCGATGACGAAGATCAGATTATTGGTAACGGTGACACAGTTAATGTTATTTCTGTTGTTACTATATTTTCTAATGGGGTCAAGATTTGTTTCTTGTGTGATGTGAGAGAGTAATGGCCCAGAGTACTTTTAAGTCAGGCCTTGATAAAATTGTCAGTGATGCTGCTAGAAAAGGTATGAGAAGAGGTCTTGAGGAAAGGCTCGACAATATGGCAAGAGATGCTGTCGGTCTAGGTACTATTAATGTCCCTGTTTGGAGTGGTGCTTACGTGAGATCCTTTTCATTTAAGGCTAACAATACCTCAAGTAGAGGTCGTAGAGTACAATCAGATGATTACGCTGGAGGTACTCCTACAGGCGGGGCAGAAGATAGGGATGCCGGTCTTAGGAACCTTGAATCAGATATATCCGCTATTCTTGCAGATGAGAATGCAGATATTAAAACCATAACTCTTAGGAATGATTCTCCACATGCGAGTGCTGTCGAGGAAGGCTCTCTAACAGTTCCTCTAAAGGGTAATGAGCAAGGACTTGTGTTCGACAATGCTTATAAAGTGTTCGCACAGATAAGGAGAAAGTATGGCTAGTATACACAATGACATACGTGCTGCACTAGAAAACAAATTAGCCAACACCTCTGGTCTTCCATCAGGTATCGCTTTTGAAAATGTCTCTTTTAGTCCGACAACAGGTACAAGTTTTCTTCGTACATTTTACATTCCGACATCTCGTAGACCTGCTGTAAGAGGTTTAAACCCACAACAGAGATATGAAGGTATCTTTGGTGTGACCGCCTATGCCCCAGAAGGTAATGGCCCCGCCACTGCTGATAGTCTTGCTAATACTATTATTGAGGCTTTTGAAGCAACTACTAAAATCTCCTACTCTGGGGATGAAACAATCACTGTATCCATCGACTATGCTGAAAGACAACAAGGTTTGTTGGATGCGCCTTGGTACTACGTTCCGGTTAATATCGGATGGTACTGTTATAATAATTAGGAGAATACATTATGGCCTTCGCACAAGGTTCTCGTTCCAGCCTATCGTTCATTGTGGAAAGCACATTTGGCACGACTCCTGCTGGTAACTTCACAAACTTACCCTTCAGCACACACTCTTTGAATCTAACTAAAGATCGTGTAGCTGGTACTGACATTCAAGCTGACCGTATGCCCCGTGTTGACCGTCATGGTAACCGTCAAGCTGCTGGTGACATTGTTGCTGACTTACGTGATGCTGACTACGATGCATTCCTAGAATCAGCTATGTTGTCCACTTGGTCAACTAACGTCCTTAAGGTTGGTACAACACCTAAATTCTTCTCTATCGAAGACTATGCCGCTGACATCGACCAAGCTCGTTTGTTCACAGGTATGACAGTTTCTACTATGGGTATCTCTCTTGCCCCTAATCAGATGGTAACAGCTACCTACGGTATGGTTGGTAAGGACATGACTATTGGTGCTACTGAGAAGACACAGGACGCTGCATCAGGTGCTGCTCCATTCGATGCCTACTCAGGTACATTGGCTATCGGTGACGTTGATGGTACACCCTCTACATCAGCTATTGTAACTGGTATGGACTTCACTCTAACTAACTCATTCGCACCTACCTTCGTAATTGGCAGTGATAGTGCGCCACAGTTAGAAGTTGGTCGTGCAGAGATCGAAGGTACTATCTCAGCTTACTTTGAGGATGCAGCTTTAATTAACCGCTTCTTGAATGAAACTGAAACTGAGCTTGAGGTAACTGTGGGTGATGGTAGTAACACCATGAAGTTCGCATTCCCACGAGCCAAGATTAATAGCGCAGATGTAGGTGTAGATGGCCCAACTAGCCGTGTTATCTCTCTGTCATTCGTAGCACTCTACAACACAGCAGATGCAAGTAACTTAGTTATTACTCGCTCTGCATAAAGTACCCTAGCTAGGGCGGGGAAGCATTGGTGTCGGGTCTGATGCTTCCCCTTTTACCCGACCCGACAACTTTTTACCCGAAAGGAAACTCGATATGGATTTAAAAGATTTAATCCCGACCACAAATACTGTAGATGTAGAACTACTGCATCCATTCTCTGAAGAGCCTCTCTTAAATGATGATGGAACCCCCATGTCAATCACCCTTTATGCCGCACACTCTAAAGAGTACAAAGCAGCATTACATGAGCAAACAAATATCCGTTTGAAGAAGGCTCAAGACAACAAAGGCAAGATTGAAGTCACAGCGGAAGAGATGGAGAAGTCTAACATCGACTTGATAGCTAAAGCTACTAAGTCTTGGAACTTAACTTTTGATGGTGACAGCCCAGATTTCACTGTAGCTAAAGCTAAAGAGCTTTATGAGGAAGTGTTCTGGATGAGAGGTCAGATAGAGGAGGCATTGGCTAACTCGCTGGATTTTACGAAGACCTGATCAGTCAAATAGAAGCTTATGCTGAACACCAGTTCGAATTAAGCAAGACTGATCAGAACGGCACATCAGAACGTGAACACCTAGAACAAGTGGAAAGGCAGACTGGAAAAAGACTTAAACAACTAGATGGACCCGAATTTCCTACGTTGTTGTCTCACATCTGGTCTGCCTTTATTTTATTAAGCAACAGCAGATCTATGGGTTTCTCAGGCCCTAACCCGATAACATACGAACAAATAAAGGCATGGAAAGAAGTGACACAAACACCATTAGAAGCTTGGGAAGTATCAGCACTAAAGCGTTTGGACACTATCTTTATAAGGGTTATGAATGGAAAATGAAGTCTTAAAACTCATCCTCTCTGTTGAGGACAAGTCTGTCATTAAGGCTACCCAAGAGGCTAAACGTCTTGAGAAAGAAATCAAGGCGCTTGTAGCTACTGAGAAAGTGTTGGGCAAAGAGCATGAGATAGTCAAACAAAAGACTATAGAGATAAAGAGAAAGTTGCAAGACTATGCCAATATCAGTAGTCAGAAGGCTGTCCCTACCCTTAAGAAACTTATACAAGCTGAGAGAACCCTTAGCCTAGAAGTTGACAAGAATACTGCTGCTTTAACAAGAAATACTAAAGCTACAAAAACTGCTGCTAATGCGACCAATCAGTATGGGGCCTACGCTGCTGGTGCTGGTAAAAAACTAAACACTATGAATATGCGTATTCAACAAGGTGGTTATCAGCTTCAGGATTTCTTTGTTCAGATACAGTCTGGCACTAGCTTCTTTACAGCTTTTGCTCAACAGGGTTCACAGTTTGCGGGTGTCTTTGGACCGACAGGTGCTGTATTAGGTGCTGTCATTGCTATTGGTTCTGCTATTGCAGCTATGGCTTATAATTCATATAATGCCTCAAAAGATATGAGAGATCTTTCTGATGTCATGGATGATTTATCGGATGTCTCTAGTGATCTCTTAGATAGTTTTACAGAAATCGATGAAGTACTCGACTCAACGGCAGATAATATGGGTCTTGTCTCTGAAGCCTATAAAACATTTCTTGATTTAAAATTACAAGATAATTTATTAGAACAAACGAAACAGTTTAGAAGTTTGGGTTCAAGTATAAGTGATTCGGCGGGAGAGCTTAACACCTTTCAAAGATTTATGTTGGGCTTGTCTAAAGGCCCACAAGGGATGGGTATACTCGCCCCTCTTATGGACCCATTTGGAAAACAAAAAGGCATTTCAGAAAGGTTTGAAAAGGGATTATCAGGACAGAATGTTCAAGAAGCTTTAGGTGTTTCATCTGAGGTTTTAGGGAAACGCTTGTCTGAATATGACAGAGCTTTGTTGAGTGGTGATTTTGAATCGGCTCAAAGAGTCTTGGTTGATTTGTACGATGATGTTTTTGCAAACGTGTCAAAAACTAATGATGTTTTCAACAGCACTAAGACTGCTATAGAATCAACAATAGACCTTCTTCAAAAAAGATTGGATATTGAAAACGACACAACACAAGTCACTAAAGACGCAGAAGAGGCTAAAAAACAAGCAGCTAAAGATGCTAAGACGTATGCCGCTGGCGAAGCAGCTATGCTTAAGATCCTTAAGAAAAGAGCAGAAGATAGAAATAAGGCTGAGATAACCTTCCTCAAGATTATGCAAGCCTCTATGAACGAGAGGCAAAAAGGACTAGACGCAGAGCAAAAGATAAATGACCTTGTTGATAAGCGCCGTAACTCTATGCTTGATCAAGGCGATTTATTAAAGCATGAAGTGTTCTTAAGAACAGCTTATAAAGACGAAACATATATACAAGAGAGACTCGAACGGAAAAAATTAGACCTTTATATAAAACAAGCTGATTTAAACGAGACTCAGGCTGCTCGTTTAAGGGCTGCTCTTGGTTACTTAGTTGATCAAAAGCAAGCGTTAAAAGACCTTAACGAGCAAGAAAGTATTAGGTTACATCTTCAGAATCTGCAAGTTAAAGCTATAGAAGAGTCTCCTGCTGGACAAGCTCTTAGGAAGTACGGTGCAAGAGGAACAAAATCTGACAAAGATCCAACATTCGGTACTGGCCCTAATGCAGGTAAATCTATATATGACACAGACAAGTCCAATAAAACAATAAAAGAAACTATAGACCTCACCAGAGAACTAACTGAAGCACAGAAGCAACAAGTAGCTATAGCTGATAGTGTCTCTGGAGCCTTTGGTGACCTGTTTATAAATATGGTAGATGGTACTATGTCAGCTAAGGATGCCTTCAGAGCTATGGCTGCTGATATTATTAAAGAGTTGTATCGCATCATGGTCGTTGAACAGATGGTTCAATCTCTTAAATCTGGTATTATGGGTTTCTTTTCCCCCACTTCTGCTGCTGGCACTGCAGGTTCTGTAGCCCCACCTAAAGCCCCTAGAATATTTGACGGTGGTGGATACACAGGCTCAGGCCCAAGATCAGGTGGCTTAGATGGTAAGGGTGGCTTTATGGCTATGCTGCACCCTAGAGAGACTGTAGTAGACCACACTAAGGGTCAGTCAGTAGGTGGCGACACAGTAACAGTGAACCAAACCATCAACGTCTCTACAGGCGTACAACAGACAGTGAGGTCAGAGATTAAACAGCTTATGCCACAAATAGCTGATAACGCTAAAGCTGCTGTAGTAGATGCTAAGAGGCGTGGTGGATCATATGGAAGGGCATTCTCGTAATGGCTATTAGTTACCCCCTGTCGTTGCCTACAAGTATTGGCATAGCGCAGATAGATCTTATGGCTATCAATTCTGTAGCTGTATCAAGATCACCTTTTACTTTCTCTACGCAAGTTCATGCTTATGCTGGGCAGTCATGGCAAGCTGATGTTACTCTACCAAGTATTCGTAGAGACTTAGCTGAAGAGTGGATAGCTTGGCTTATTTCCCTTAAGGGTCAATTAGGGACTTTCTACTTAGGAGACCCTAATGCTGTAACACCCAGAGGTTCAGCTAGGAATGCAGATACTATACTGGTAAATGGAGCAGTGTCTTCTGGAAACACAATAGATATTGATAGCGCCCCTGCAAGCCAGACAGGTTACCTGAAAGCTGGTGACTACATGCACATTGGTACAGGTAGTTCTAGGCAACTGTTTAAGGTCTTAACTGATACTGACACTAATGCATCTGGAGAAGCTACCGTTGATGTTTGGCCTGATGTTAGAACAAGTATAGCAAATGCAGCAGCAGTGACTGTAGAAAACACTAAGGGTGTTTTTAGGCTTACTGGTAATGAACAATCTTTTAGTATTAACGAAGCCAGCTTCTATGGAATATCCTTTGGAGCAGTGGAGGTAGTATGACACGTACTGTACCAGCAGCTTTACTCACAGCCCTTGGGCAGACAGATGTACACCCTTATTATGCTATTGAATTAGACTTTGACAGTGGCCCTATAAGGCTTTGGACTGGGTATGGTGATAAAACCATAGACTCTAATACCTATACAGGTTCTGGCAGTCTTCTTAATATTAGTGGTATGGAAGAGGTTAATGATTTATCAGCTAAGAATATAACCTTAACTCTTTCAGGTATTTCCTCTAGTATTATCTCTTTAGCTCTTACAGAGCCATATCAAAGAAGAGAGTGTAAGGTTTACTTTGGTACTACAGATACGTCTACACCAGTGGAAGTCTTTAGTGGTCTTATAAATACTATGACCATAGAAGACAGCGGTGAAACTAGCGCTATACAGCTTGTTGTAGAAAGTAAGCTAGTGAGGCTAGAGAGAGCTAGTAACCGCAGGTATACACAAGAGAACCACATAGCTAGACATGCAGGAGATAACTTTTTCTCGTATGTAACTAAGCTACAGGACAGGGAGATTGTTTGGAATAAAGAGGTTTCCCCTGCTGTTGTTAAGTCTATTGCTTCTAGAGGTTAGTGGGTTTTGAGTATTAGAGATAGTTTAAATAATTACATTCGCTCTGTCAGAGACATGCCTTTTAGTTGGGGTCAACATGACTGCCTCACCTTTACTAACAATGCATTTAAAGCTATGTACGGATCTGGTTGGGCTGATGATTGGATTGGTAGATACGACAATCAAGGATCTTACGTTAAGAGAACTGAACTAGAGAAAGAGTTTGGATTTAAGATAAGACAACTACCAAATGAAATAGATAAGAGGCTAAGTCCTATAGATTACATACCACCTTTAGGCGCTCTAGTTACTACAAAAGAATCTCAGCGATGGATAACAGGAGTAGCTTTTGGTATTTCCACTGGTACTAAAGCTGTGTTCCTGTCAAAAGAGGGTCTACACCCTTTATCATTAGAGTTTGTTGATCAGGCTTGGGTTAAAGATACATGAGTAAATATAAGCTAGGCGATTATACAGTTAATAACTGGAATGACTGGGATAGGGTTCCTAGAGATCCAGTAACTGTTGGTGGATATATATTAAGTGCTGTTGCGCCGACTTTTGTTGCTGGTTTATCAGGTGCTGCGGCCCTTGGTCTGGCTTATGTAACTGGGTTTGTAGCCATAACTGCTGTTACCTCTTGGGCCTTAAATGCCCTAATGCCTAAACCCCCAGTACCTTCTTATAGTCAACAAGTAAATATTAAAGAGGCTGCTGCACCACAGGATTTTGTCTATGGAGAAATTCGTAAGGGTGGTGTCATAACCTTTTATGAGACTTCTGGTAATGCTGGGTTCCCTCAACTTTATCTACATCAAATAATCGTATTGGCTGGACATGAAGTAAACAGCATAGGCGATATTTACATAAACGATAAGGTTGCTACTTTTAGTGGGAACTTTGTAACTACAGCTACTGATGGTACTGAGACTGTAGACTACAAGTCAAAGATACGAATTAAGAAGTATGACGGATCACAGACTACAGCAGACAGTGACTTAGTATCTGAAACAAGTGTAGACAGCACTTTTAAGGGTTTAGGAATAGCTTACCTTTATGTCAGATATGAGTTTGACCAAGATGTATTCTCTAGTGGCCTACCTCTTATAACTGCTAAAATTCAGGGTAAGAAGGTCTACGACCCTAGAACTACCACCACAGCCTACAGTAATAATGCCGCCCTATGTATTCGTGACTTTATAACATCTTCCTATGGACTAGATGACAGTGCCATAGATGAAACTTCTTTTACAGCGGCGGCTAATGAGTGTGATGAAAACGTCACCCTAGATGCCGGTGGTACAGAGAAGAGATACACCCTTAATGGAACTGTCAGCGCTGCCTCTCCAATAGGTAATGTCTTAGGGGAAATGGTCACAGCTTGCGCTGGTACACTATTCTGGGGATCTGGATATTGGAGATTAAAAGCGGGTGCTTATACGTCTCCCGTAAAGACACTTACACTGGATGATTTAAGAGGTCCAATAAACTTAGAGACTCGTACAAACATGCGAGATAACTTTAACACTGTTCGTGGTACTTTTACGGATGCAGAGCAGGATTATATTGCAGCAGACTACCCAGAAGTAACGAGTAGTACATTTAAAACTCAAGATAACGGTGAAGAAGCCCTACTAGATTTAAACTTACCTTTCACTACAAGTTCAGCCACTGCTCAACGACTAGCTAAATTAACACTGTACCGTGGTCGTGAGCAAATGACCTTAAGTGCTGACTTTGGTTTAAATGCTTTTAATATAGAAGTAGGTGACATAATATCCTTCACTAACGCTCGTTATGGCTTTAGCGCTAAAGAGTTTGAAGTTATAGGCTGGTCGTTCTCATCTAATCAAGAGGCTGGGGATTTACGAGTAAGGCTTACCTTACAGGAAACCTCTCAAGCTGCTTTTGACTGGAACGCTGAAGAGACTGCTATAACAAGTAATGACTCTACTTTACCCACAGCTTTCGACGTACAGACACCCACCTTAGCTACACCTACTACAAGTGCAATTCTAAACGCTGATGGTACTGCTGTACCCACAATAGTATTTACTTGGTCGGTAACTACAGATGCTCTTGTAGACCAATATGAGTTCCAGTGGAAGAAGAGTACAGACACAGAGTATAACTCCTCTATACTTACTGGTAAAGAGTTTACCCTATTCCCAGCTATCAGTGGTGTCACTTACAACTATAGAGTAAGAGCATTTAGCTTCTTAGGTGTTAGGTCAGCCTTTGCTTCTGGTAGTATAGCTGCACCTCAAGACACTACAGCCCCTAGTGATCCTACTAGCTTTACAGCTACAGGTGGCTTTCAGTCGATAAGACTTGATTGGACTAACCCAACTGACAGTGACTTACGGTTTATCAGGATATGGGTAACAGATACTAATGTGGCCCCTAATTACGGAAGTGTTACTCCTGACTTCACTAGCCTTACAGATGACTTCACTCACAGTAAGCTAGGCAATGCTGTCACTAAGTACTACTGGATTAAGGCTGAAGACTATAGTGGCAATCAATCTGGTGCTGTAGGGTCAGCTAGTGCAACTACACTCAGGGCTGCAACTGATGATATAGATACGTCTGCTGTAACGACACCTAAGATTGCTGCTGGGGCTGTGTCGTTTAAAACTAGAAGTACTGACGGTACAGCTTATAGCAGTGGTTTCTCAGGCTCTAGTCCCGCACCTGACACCACTTACCAGACAGCTAGAGATGCTATAGATAATGGGACATACCCTACTGGTGCTGGTTGGAAGCAACTAGGTAGTGAGAGCTACACTGTATCAGCTACAGATGTCCCTGAGAGCTTAGTATTTACCACTAGGTATATTGCCGCATTTACCTCTTTCATAGCTGACACAAGTGCTTCTGGGTACAACGCCAGTGTTGCTCAATTAGCTAGAAGCAGCTACTCTCTAAGGCTTACTAGAACAAGAAGTGCCACTACAACAGAGCTACAGAATGTAGGTCACGACATAGGTTTCATGTTCTTTGGTGGTGGTTTCCCCTTCTCAAGTGGTCAAGGAATGGGGCCAACATCAAGACAGTTCTTTGTTACAGATGTTCAAGCGAGTGACGTATTTACCATAGAGGCTTATCTTCACTGGTACAGTGGGGGAGATAGCAATCAGGCAGCACATCAAATGCAACATGGGTTTAGGTACTTTGAGTTGACTACAGAAGGTTACTACAGATGATGGAAGCTAACTGGATAGTATACGACAGCAATGGGGAAATCATACGCTTTGGCACAGTTCCTAGAGAGGCAATGTTAGAGAGTGTCAGCAGGGCAGGAGGAACACTTCTGTGGTTAGGTAATGTCACAAGCATAAACCCATCCCGTCAAAAGATAGTAGACGGTTCTATAGTAGATAAAGAAGCTGATGAAATAGTAAGCGAGAGCATTGTTGCTCCCCCGCTAAGTCTGTAAGGAAATAATAAATGGCTGATCAAAAGATCTCAGAATTAAATGCCCTTACGGGGGTGAATGCAGCGGATGACGATGCTTTAGCTATTGTAGACACCTCTGCTACTGAAACTAAGAAGATAACTAGAGCGCAGCTTTTTACTGACACCCCAAGCATAGATGTATCTGGTAACATAACAGTATCAGGAACAGTAGACGGAAGAGATGTAGCCACAGATGGCACAAAACTTGACGGTATAGAAGCTAGTGCAGATGTAACTGACGCAACAAACGTTACGGCTGCTGGCGCATTGATGGATAGTGAAGTCACTAATCTTGCTCAGGTTAAGGCTTTTGATAGTAGTGATTACGCTACGGCGGCACAGGGTTCTACAGCGGATGCTGCACTAGCACGTTCTGGCGGCACTATGACGGGCGCAATTACGTTTGCAGCAGGTCAAGCTTTTAGTGGAGACGGTAGTAATTTAACGAATGTTGCTGCTGCTTCAATAGAAGTCTCTGAAAGTGCTGATGATAATGTTACTTATAACATATTGTTTAGTGACACTGATGGATCTGGCAATGTTCAAATGACGCCAACACAAGATGATGGTGGATTAACATACAACCCCGCACTTGATACTTTAACTACTTATAAAATACAAGTTGCCGACAGCATTGTTCATAGGGATGACACTAATACTTACATTGATTTCGGCTCTGATGAGATTAGATTAGTTGCAGGTGGTGTAGAGTTTATTAAATTAGTAGAGGGTACTGACGATTATGTAAGGTTTGCTCAGCGAATTTATCTGGCTTCGGATCAAAACATTAAGTTTGAAGGCTCAACAGCAGATGATTTTGAAACAACCTTATATGTTGTTGATCCTACTGCTGACCGTACAATTACACTACCAGATGCAACAGGTACAGTTGCTTTAGACGATGTAGCGACTACCTCTGATAATGGGCTTATGTCATCGTCTGATAAGACAAAGCTAGACGGTATTGAAGCTAGTGCAGATGTAACTGACACTACTAATGTTACTGCCGCTGGCGCTTTAATGGACAGTGAGGTAACAAACCTTGCTCAAGTAAAAGCTTTTGATAGCTCTGATTATGCTACAGCGGCACAGGGTACAACCGCAGATAATGCACTGCCTAAATCTGGTGGTGCTATGACTGGTGCTATTACCACCAACAGCACCTTTGATGGCAGAGATGTTTCAGCGGATGGCAGCAAGCTAGATGGCATTGAGAGTGGCGCTACAGCGGACCAAACAGCAGCAGAAATACTTACAGCTATTAAAACAGTAGATGGTTCTGGTAGTGGCTTAGATGCTGATTTATTAGATGGGCAGAGTGGATCTTACTATCAAAACGCTTCTAACATTAATGCTGGAACCCTTGATAATGCTAGGCTTACCGACATATTTAAGTCAGGCTCTGAGATTGCTGGATCACAAGATTTAAATAACTATAGAACTACGGGTTACTATTCTCAAGATTCAAACGCAGACGCTACAAGTGGCTCTAATTACCCCGTAAATCTTGCAGGTATTCTTGAAGTTATTACTGGCGATCAAGGCAATGGACTGCAAACTGAGCAGCGTTACTCTAGATATAACACTAACGAAAAGTATGTTCGTCATTATTACAATGGTACTTGGACAGCTTGGGCAGAAGTCTGGAATAGTTCAAATGATGGATCTGGCAGTGGGCTAGATGCTGATACTGTTGACGGGATAGAGGCCAGCCAATTCTTGCGTAGTGATGTTAGTGATAGTTCCACAGGAACACTAACACTAGATATTGTTCAAGTTGGTAATGAGCTAAGACTGCCAAATAATACAAGTCTTACTGATGTAAGTTTAACAGGAACATCAGATCAAGACACAGGTTTTAATTGGTCGGGTTCAAATGCAGTCAACTATGTATCTGGTGGTACTCTTAAATATAATCTAAATGATGTATGGGCCTCAACCAATGACGGCTCAGGTAGTGGTTTAGATGCGGATACAGTTGACGGTATTGAAGCAAGTAGCTTTCTGCGCAGTGATGCTGACGATAGTACATCAAGCACCATTACATTTTCAAATGATATAATTGTTGGTGATCAGATCATACATGATGGCGACACTGATACATATATGCAGTTTGATGCAGCAGATAGTTGGCGTGTTGTTGCGGGTGGGGGAGAAAAGTTAAGCACCTCTACAAATGGCATTACTATTACTTCCGCAACAGGCAATGCAACTTTTGGTTCCTCTAA